GACTGCATTAATAATCTCGCCGAGCTTACCGCCTGTTAATTGATTAATTGCGTCATAGCCTGTCCTGTAGTATTCCTTGACACCCTCTATTGCCGCAAATGTAGCACCTTTCAGTCCTCTGCCGTGTGCGTCATATGTACTTTTTATGTTGTTCAGTTTTTCCGATACAACATTTTTTACACCGCCCCATAATTCTGACGTTTTTTCTTTGACGCCGTTCCACATCTCGCTCTCGATTGATTTGATGCCTCCCCAAATTGACTTTATCAACTGCAAACCCAAATCAAACCAATTAACAGACATAAAACCTTTCACGATTGCACCCATTATTTGCGGCAAAGCCGCTATCAACTGTGGAATTGCCCGTACCAGTCCGACTGCTAAATTTACGACCAACTGCATTCCGCCTTGTATAATTTGGGGCATCATCGAATATGACGCACTGATGATTCCTGTTATCAGATTTACACCTGCATCTATTATTCTCGGTAAATTTTCTATCAAACCGTTAGCTAATGACGTAACAAGCTGAACTGCCCCCATAGCCAATAAAGGAACATTATCCACTAATCCGTCAACCAACCCCTCTATCAAAGTTACCGCACCACTTATAATTTGAGGCATAGAATTGGATAATCCTTGCATTAAATTTCCTACAATCTGTGATGTTGCAATTAATAACTTAGGAACTACGGCAGACAGTCCAGTAACAGCCACAACAACGATATTATTTAAACAATTTGAAAACTGTGAAGCATTCTGTACTAAACCGTTTACCAATGATGATATTAAAGATGCCGCACTATTTGCCAATGTAGGAGCCAAATCATTAATTAACGGCGGAATAACTTCGCCTATGGTAGGTGCTAAACCATCAATCAAATAACCTACGCCACTTAACGCACCCGTTATTGCCGGTATAACATTCTGCCCGAACGTCTTAGCTGAATCAACCAGTGCATCCAAACTCTGATCAAACATTTTTCCGCCTGTTGTCAAACTGACAAGGGTATTTTCAAACGCCGCTTTCAGTGACCCCCACGATCCGCTTATTGTCGTGCTTGCCTCTTTTGCCGTTGTTCCCGTTATGTCCATTTGCGTTTGGATTGCATGAATAGCCTGTGTAATATCGGCAAATGATGAAATATCATACTTCTGTCCGGTAAGTTTCTGTGCATCGCCAAGCAGTCGTTTCATTTCAGCTTGTGTGCCACCGTAACCGAGTTTTAAATTATCAAGCATGGTGTAATTTTGCTTTGCAAAACCCTGATAGGCATTTTGAATGTCTGTCATATTCGTGCCCATCTTATTTGCATTATCAGCCATATCCACCAACGCTGAATTTGCATAATCCGCCGCCTTTGCCGTATCGCCCTTTAAACTTGAAATCAATGATGCCGAAAAATTTGTAACTGTTTCCATATAGTTATTAGCTGACAAACCTGCGGTTTTGTATGCATCATTTGCATATTTCTGTACTGCCGCCGAACTGTCTTTGAACAATGTATCGACACCACCTGTCAGCTGTTCATAATCAGCAAATGAACTGACTGATTTTGCTACCATTGTTCCTACTGCGGTAGCGGCTGCCGTTCCAGCAATAGCTAACCCTTTGCCCAATTTACCAACGGCACTGCCAACAACTTTAGCTTTATCTCCCAATTCAGAAATTTTTTTGCTTGTGTTGTTCAATGTACTACGCAGATTATTGCTTTCATTTTGGGCTTTTTTCATATTTGCAAAGAAGTTTCCGGCTTTCAACGACAGTGTTGCTCCTATGTTTCTACCTTTTGCCACATCAACCGCCTCCTGTCATTGCTTTTATCTTTTCAGCTTCTTCTTCGTATGCTTTTATCATACTGGCTCGTAAAAATGCCTTTTCATTTCCCGTAGCCCCGGCAATTCTATCCCAATCAAAACCACGTTGGACGTAGTAATGTATTAATTCAAAATCACCGTTGCGTTCAATTAGTTTTTTAGTTCTTCAACCGCCTTAACGCTATCGTCAACATAACCTGCAAAACTTAATGCAGCTTTCGAGATATTCAATACCTCGCCCGGTTCAAATATTTTGTCAAGAATATCTAATGGGTCTTGGCAGCCATATGCCTGTTGCAGTTGTTTGTTTTTCAGTGGCGGTTCTGTCACACATTCATACACCAGATATGCATCCGATTCGCCTGAAGACGCATCCATATTCATTGCGTCATTTACTTGATTTCTTGTTGGTTTTGTTATTGTGATTGTGCCGTCAAGGCTTTCAACGTACAATTCCTTTGTTTTATTTTTGTTCTTTGCTTCCTTTACTTGCTCTGAACGTCTTATCATTTCGTCCAACGTCAATCTTGTATGTTTTTCTTGTCCTGTCATTTTTATATCCTCCTAAAATGTTTAATCCTGTTCTATCGGTTCAATGCTTGCAAGGAATTTCAATCCTGTAAAACCGCCTTTGTATTCTTCTTCAACTACCTTACCGTTTTCACCGCCGGTTAGTGGTACACTCTCAACCCAACAATTAGTCAGTTGGATTTTTTCATATCCGCCACCATATGCGTCTGGGTCTTTTAGTTGACTAATCAGTGTAGAACGTGGGTCTTTTCCTTGCATAAACGCTTCCGCAAAACTCTTGCCTCGTGAAAATACCTTTCGCACTTTCATTGTGAACGTACCCGATACACTCATCAACTTGCTATCCTTGATCATATCACCCGCAAATGTGACATCTTCACGGTCAGTATCCAGTGTTGCTTCAAAACTTGAAATTTCATAAATGACCGAATCGTCCCACCATACCTTGCCGTGTGTACCGGAAATAATGTTAGGTGCTGAAATTTTTCTACTCATATATGTCTACCTCCTCGATTACATGTTTACAACGAATTTCAAATCTTCCGCTGCGTTTTGCATTTGAATATGTGCCGCCATAAACATAAATGTGCCTGTATTGGCTTGTTTGATTGCAACATCACTCATATTTGCAACGTCAACACTTTTGCTTGCCAAATACTCTCTTTGTGCGTCTATGTCGATTTCTGCATAATGTTCATAACCGTCATATAGCACACCTTCCTTTGTCAGTGTTTCAAAATATTGATTCACTGCGGCGATAAACAGTTCTTTGTTTTCAATACTGTTACTTCTGCCGATATAGTTTTCTTTGAATGTTGTTCTAATGTCTTCTGCAATCAGATCCATTCCTTCAACTATCTTGATTGACTTCATATCCTCTGTCTGATTTGTTCCAACCGTTGTCAATGAATTCACACCTCGTGCAATTTCGACCTGCTCACCATCGTTGATTAAAATTAGCTTTCCGGCATCAACATCCGCATCGGGGGTTAAACTCTCTGTAATACTGTTGATTTCTGAAATGACTTTGCCTGTTACACTCTCATTCAGTGCAGTTCCGGCAATAATACTGGCAATATATACGCAAAATTCAGCGGTCGTATAGGTCTTACTGCCGATTTTTATATCATCGGTATCAAAATTTATAATACCGATGTTATTTGATACAGAATGCGGTAATACTGCCTTAAACGGTTTCTTTGCCGTTCGCTGTGCAATAATCCAATCTGCCACAGTCTTAACTTCACCGTCCTGTAATGACGGAACGGCAAGATAATTCCACTTCTTATTTGCCAAACGCTTCAATGCATCATCAAGACTTCCTTCTGCGGCAATTCTTTCGATAATCACTTTTTTGGGTGAACCTTTAAACGCCATATTTATGTAATTTAGATTGTCTGATGTCCAATGGCTCTTAACCACTTCCGTCTCATTGTTGTAAACGTATGTGGTATCTTCCTTGGTTTCATCCTTCAAAATCAGTGCAACTGTACCGTTTGCACTGCGTTTTACAGCGGTTTGTGCCGCCGCCTTAAATTCTACATTTATTGTTGATAATCCCATGTTATATACCTCTCATTTCTATGGTTTCTGCATTGTCATAATCGTCACATTCATCAATGGACTGTGTTATAGGAACGTCATACATCACAGTTAAACGTTCTTCTTCGATTGTCATATCCATTGTTTCCATAGTTAAATGCCTGTCCTGTACATCAATCGTACTGTACATCAATGTTTCGCGAATTTTTTCCGCCGCCTCGGCACATTCTTGTGCAGTTTCAGTTTTTGGAATATACTTGATGGTTACACTGTAAACGTCATCCTCCAAAAATCCTCCGGATTTTGTAATTGATGATGGGTATACATAGATGAACACTGCCGGCTTAGGATAGCCTTCTTGAATTTCTGATGATATAACATTAAATTCTGCATTTCGTAGTTTGTCCGCTATAAATCTGCGTATATCCTGTGATTTAATCATTGTTAAATTCCTCCACTAATTTATCTAACATTTTATTTGCATCTCGGTCAAAACGTGATTGTGCCTCTTGTATTGCATTGCTTAACATATGCTTACCTTCAACACGTCCGTGCGATTTAATTCCTCTGGCGAAGCGTTGTACTCGGTTTAGTTTTTGTCCTTTTTCTCTTGTTCTGCCTCCCGACACCTGTTCGTGACCTAATTCAACCAAATGTCCGTGAGGTGCTCTCGTTTGAATTCTGACAACTCTGACTGTTCCACCCTTGTACAGTTTAACTTTTTTTAATCTCCACGAATTACGGAGTTTTTTGGTCTTTACCGGCGTAAGCGATTTTGTCTTTCTATTGACTGCTTGTCCCTGTGCCATTAAAAGTGCATCTGCCTTGTCCGGATAGTTTTTTTCAAAACGTTTGAACGATTTTTCCAATTCATCAAAACCGAATACATCTTTATTCTGCCTTGCCATATCTGTCCACCTCTGAGCATACGATTTTTAATTCCCTGTGACTCTCATTTATATCCAATACGGATACTATGTCAAATACCTTTGCACCATACAGAATTTTCATATTACTTTCAATGCCGTTAAAATAACGTGTTACCACGTTGTATGTTGTTTCTGCTCTGATTTTCTGCGATTCGTCATATTCTCTGCCTGTCGCAGGCGAAACATATGCACGAACACCGTAATCTGAAAATACATTATTTAAACCGCTTAAAACTCCGCTTTTAAAACAGATTTCGCCGTCTTGCGTAGAATATACATCATCACTTGCAGTCTTTGTCACCGGGTGGAACGGAAACCACCCGATAACTTGCTCTGACTGTTCGTTTATTTCTGATGTTGACGGCTTTAAAAATACAACTTTGTGCCTTAGCTTTGCAAAATCCATTATTCTTTCACCTCATCATCAGTATCTTGTGGTGTTTCCAACTGTAACTGCATTAGCATAGTTGAAACATTCTGACTATACTTTGCCTGCCCATATGGACTACGGTTTTCGTAATAGTCGCCCACCAACATCAGCATTACGGTATGTGCTTTGGGATTGTCCAAATCTACCTGTCTACCACATGCTGATTTGACGTATTCTTCTGCCGTTGATATGTATATTTCCAACAATGTATCATCATCGGATGTATCTAATCGCAGAAAATTCTTTACTTCGTCTAATGTTAGGGACATTCTTCACCCCTCCCATTCATTATGCAGCTGCTTTTGTCGTTACAGCCTTGCCTTCTGCTGCCGTTATTGTTCCGTAGATGTATGTAGAACTATCTGCCTGAATGACATCATAGCTTTCGATCACACGCATAGTTGTCATATTTGCACCGAATTGATATTCAGTTGATACTGCAAACTGATAACCTTTCCTATCAATGAAATAACAACCGGCTTTAAGATTTCCGTAGAAAATCGGTGCTTGTCCTGCTTTGGTGTTTGGCAGTTGTGCATCTGGGAACACAATTACAGGTAGTCCTTGGAACAACTTTTGTGTCGGTGTTACATAGTCTTCCTTTAAAATTGGTCTGCCGACTGCGTCCTTTTCACTGTCCATAATGTCAAATCCTGTTTGGTTTGTGACAATAACTGCACCGATTCGGGCGGATGGGTCCAAATCTTTGTTGATTGATGATTTCAATTCATCTAATCCCTTTATTGCCTTTGCCGTTTTACCGTTTTGCAATGCTGTGAAAATGTCTGTATTTTCACTGATGATTGAATTTTTAACAAACCAGTTATTTAGGTATGATGTCAAACCAGCCTTTTCCGATTCCAATAGTATATTTGAAATAGGGAAAACCTTACCTTTGTGTGTAACTTGGAATTTTTTCTGTTCAAATGATGGTTTAGTGCCTTCTGTGATTGTATCGCCATCTTCAAAATCTGCCAAACCTGTCGGAACACCCTTTTCAAATACGAAACTACCGGTTAATGATGATGTCGGTACTACTGTTACCAAATCTTTTGCTGACATATATGTCTTTCTTAATTCTCTGATTGTTGTATCAACATCTTCAGGGATTAGGAAATTCTCACCGTCTGTACCGTTTGTGCCTGTAACCAATGCATTTTCCGCTTCGGTCAATTTTTTTCTTAGTGCAATCTTTGCCATAACAGAAAAACCGTTTGCTGTTGTTTTGTTCTTTGGTTCTTTCGGTACGTTGTCCCTTTCCATTTCAAATAATGCTTTTTCATTTTCATATGATGTTTGTAAATTCTTGATTTCGTCAATTAGCTGCTTCGCCTCGGCAACTTTACCTTCATTTTGAAAATTCCTTGCTTGTAAATTTTTCTCTTTTATCTTTGCAAGTAACTCACGCATCTTCTTGTTCATTTTCTATTGCTCCTTCCATAAATACGAAATTGTCTAACATATCCAATTCGTTACTGTTTTTTTCTTTCTGTTCTTCCTCGTCCGGATTATCTTCTTCATCATCTTCATCCGGCTTTTTTGGTTTCGGATCTTCTTCCTCATCATCTTCGTCATCATTTTTGACAACGACATTTTTAGGAATATTATTGTAGGTTATAGACGAAATACACGCTGCCACATCTATGTTTTCATCTTCTTGTATTCGTGGGAATAATTCCGCCGCATCCTTTGCCGACAACCACGTTTCATCAGACATTTTCTGTTTAATGTCATCTTCAGTGATATTTTCAGCGACATTTTCCATGTATGTATCAACAATCGTTTGTTCGATGTTTTCCAATCTGTCCGCTGTTTCACGCAAATCGTTGGCATTTCCCATTGCATACGTCCACGCTTTGTGGATCATCAAATAGGAATTTGCCGGCATAATGATTTCATCACCTGCCATAACAATGACTGACGCAATAGACGCTGCCAAACCGTCAACATACACTGTTTTATGTGCCTTATGCCGTTTCAGCATATTATAAATAGCATTACCGGCAAATACATCACCGCCATTACTATTTACATAGATATTCAGCTGACTGACATTTTCACATTCTTTCAACAGTGTGGCTACGTCAGATGGGCATTTATCATCATTTCCCCACCATTTATCCCCGTCATTCCCGACAATATCGCCGTAAAAATAAATATCGGCTGAATCATCGGTCTGATTTCGGATATAACACTTGAAACTATTCTGTTTCTTGTTCCTGTGTCTTGACATTTTTCTGACTTCCTCCTTCCATAGCAACTTTTAACGGTATCATATTGCCGTTAATTAGGTATGCATTACCGCCTTCGTCTTCGGAAATATGTGGCATATCTTCCTTACTGCGTATATCATTAGCGGATAACCAGCCGTTCTGTCTGGCTTTCGCATAACCTTCCATTCTTTGTGAAAATGTCGCTCGTAGCACGACATCAACATTGAATTTGAAAAAATATCCTTGTTGAAGTTCTTCCGATGTAAGCAATTTACTTGCCAATTCTTCTTCCAACCCCTTTAGGATAACTAACATTGTGTCGGTCAAAAATGCTTGTTGTTGTGCCTCACTGTTTGCATAACTTGATTTTTCATAGTCATTTAATTGATTTGGTTTTATACCGAATGCTCCAGCAATCTGTAATGCCGTATATTTTTTCAATTCCAAGAACTGTGCGTCTGTCAATTTCAAATTTAACGGATTTAACTTCATTCCGGCAGGAATCGGAATAAACGTTAATGCACTGTTCGCCGATGTTGCCGTTTCAATAGTGCTGATTAATTTCTTTCGCAACTCTTCATTCAAATCTGCCGTATATTCAACAGCAACTTTACCTGTCAAACCTGTTTCATATAAATTCTTGATAAATCTTTGGCTGTCCATTGCTCCGTCAATCGTCAGTGCCAGCACATCCTTAACCGCCAACCCCATAATGCCGTCAAACGTCATATATGTTTTAAAATGCAATATTTCATCAGTGCTGAATTTATATACCTTTCCGGTTACCGGTTCGGAATATATATACCAAACTCCGCCGTTATCATCTATTAACTTCGCATTGTCATCATAGACTGTCATATATCGGTTATCCAATATTAACAACTCAGGCTCTTTGTTCCGTGCGATATATACATAACAATTTCCGTAATGATACATCACCGTTACAACTGTTGCCCAAAACGTTGTTGCAGTCATATTCTTATTCGGTCGTACTTTCAGCACATTGTATAATGCTGAATTTTTTGCCTTGCTGACACCTTTCGTTGTTTCCTGATACATCTTTAACGGCAGTTTTGCAACCGCCTCAGACAACGTTTTTAGACAGGTGAAATATGTCACTTCCGACAGTTTACTGTTCCGTATACTGCCGTACTGCGTCCAAAATCGTTCATCTAACAATGATATTGTCGTTGTATCATGCGTCAGTGCATAAAATGCCGATTTTATTCTGTTAAAAAATTTCATTATATCTGACCTCTCAACATTTCTTCATATTCTGCCAGTTGTGCCGCTGCTATTGCGTTGACATCAACATAATTCAATTCATGTGTATATGCTCTGGTGTGTGCTATTATCAGTGCCATTGCAGGATCAATCTTATTGATACTTTTCGCCTTATTTGGTCTAACATTACCGTTTTCATCAAACGTAACTACGGTATTTCCAACCGCCCACTTCAACATCGGATCATCAAAATGTATTAATTTACGGTCTTCAATCGTTATCCCCAATTCCTTGGTTGGCTCTGACAATGTTTTAAATCCTTGTCTGACTTCAACCACTTTCATACCCTCGTCAATCAGATGTGACATTAACTGCGTTGCGTTCCACGGATCTAAGCAGACTTCCAAAATGTCATACTTTTCACGCATCCTCAAAATATAATCTTCGATATAGTCAAAATCAACTGCATTGCCGGGCGTTGCCGTTATATATCCCATATCAATATACCGTTGATAATCAATGTGATGTTTCTGTGAATTATCAAAAATCTTATCTTCCGGTATAAAATCATGGTGCAACACTGCGAAATATCCGTCACTTAGTGGAAATTCAAAAACGACGCTTGCCAAGTCGTTACGCACAGACAAATCGCCTGCGGCATAACACTTTTTACCGATTAAATCTTCTTTGGTGATTTTCAAAGTCGGTGGTTTGTTGTACTGCTCCATATTCGCCCATGAAGCGGTATCAGTAACCCACATATTCAGTTTTTTACACTTGAATTCGTTCAATTTTGACGGAATATTTTTAGATGCAGTATAAACACTTTCCATATCTTTTAGGTTGACACTGACATTCATATTCGGATTGGCTTTTATCCAATTCTGCGGATCTGTCCAATCGTCATTTTCGTCCAATTCTGCTATGTAAATGAAAATATCTTCATTCTCAACCGTTTCATTCAAAATATTTTTGTAATAGTCATATAATTCCTTACAAAAACAGTTTGGATTTCTGCCTGCGGTCGTTCCTGTTCCGATTAATGGCTGTGTTCTTGCACCTGTCGCACTGTCCAAAATATTGTACACATCACCTGTTTTGTGTGCGTGTAACTCATCAATCAATCCCAAATGCACATTTAAACCGTCCAAAGTTTCACTGTCTGACGATAGCGGTTCAAATTTTGATAATTGTGCGTCAAAAGTGATGTTGTTCCGATACGTTGTCAGTATAGTTCGTAGCTCCGGTGACTTCCCAATCATATTCTTAGCCTCATCGAATATAATTCGTGCTTGGTCTTTTTTGGTTGCTGCCGAATAAATTTCAGCACCGTTTTCACCGTCACAAACAATGACATATAGTCCGATGAACGCCATTAACGTAGATTTTCCGTTTTTTCGTGCCACCTGAATGTAAAAATATCTGAATCGGCGTGTATCATCATCTTTACGCTTCCACCCGAATATAGAACCTACAACAAATCTCTGCCAATCTTCTAATATCAGTGGCTTGCCTGCCCACTTTCCTTTGCTGTGTCGGCAGTAATTTTCAGCGAATGCAAAACAATATTCTGCTTGCTCTGCATCAAAGTAGTACGGATAATCTTTTCTTTTAGATTTTTTTAAATCTTTCAGATGTCGCTTGCACGCTTTTTTTACCGAATCACCTGCAATAATCTTGCCAGCTACGACTTTTTTCGCATATGATGTTACCGAATCCATAGTTTACGCACTCCTGTTCTTCTTGCTGATGAATTCCATAATACTTGCTTTTTTGTCCTCGGTTTCTACCGGGTTTGTCATTCCGGCTCTTGATGACGGTGTCAATCCGAACTCTTTGGCGAACGTCAGCATTTGTTTTTTTGCAGTGTTTGAAATGCTGATTTCAGGTATTTGTTGTTCATACCCTTTGGCGGTGATAAACGTCAGCGGTGCAGGAGAATTTTTGTCCGGTTGTTTTGCCTGTATCGCCTTTTCAGCTAATACCCACTGTGCATATGAATCGCAGTATGCGGCAAATGTTCCTACATCTGCATCCGTCAGCATTCCGGCATTGAATACAATCGGTGCTAATCGTTTCCACTCTTTTTTTGCAATTTTATTTAGGAACACCGGCGGTGACGGAACTTTTTCCGGTTTTGAAAATTGCAATCTGTTTTCAGTTTTTCTATGTCCGGGATTGCCGTGTAGTTCCTCCAGCTCTGCCGGTTTTTTCGTTGGTCCTCTTGCTCCCATTTTTGGTTTAACCCCCTCTCGAAAACTTGCGTGTGCGTAAAAAAGACTTGGGCGACGGTCTACCGCATATTCGCAAAAACAATTTTGATACCCCCTTCCGTGAAAAAAATCTTCACGAAAGAAAAAATTTTTTTAATATTATCTACCAAAACCGCCATCTTCTGTCGCAGTCTTACGGTCATGGCATTGCTTGCATAGTGGTTGCCAGTTGTTCCTGTCCCAGAACAGCTGTTGATTTCCCTTGTGCGGTGTGATGTGGTCTACAACTGTGGCTTTCTCGTATCTTCCCTGTTGCAGACAACGAATGCAAAACGGATGTGACAGTAGATATGTCTTGCTTGCTTTTCGCCAACGTCCGTTATATCCTCGCTTGCTCGCTGACTGTCGGCGGTCGTCATATTGCCGCTTTAA